TGAAGGAAGACATCCCACCTCCAGCACCTCCTGCACCTCCAGTTCGCAAGCCTTCTACTCCAACAGTCCGAAAGGCTATGGGTGGTAAGGTTGGCCGTGGTTGTGGTGTAGCAATGCGCGGTGGTGGTTGCGTAATGATGGGATCAAAGAAAAAGTAATAGCACATGCCACTTAAGAAGGGTAGCTCATCAAAAGCAGTAAGCAGCAACATCCGGATGCTTATGAAGGAAGGTAGACCACAAAAGCAAGCAGTAGCTATTGCACTTAGAAATGCAAATGCTAAGAAGCTTTCTGCTGGTGGTCTACCATCTCTAGTTACAAATAAGGCGGCATTGCGAGAAGCAATCAACACACGCGACAACGAAAATATGTCAATGGAAGATAGGATGGCTGCCCAGAAGATCATGCGTAATATTGGTAAAAGTGGAGTACGAAAAGAGAAGAGGGCCATGTCCCAGAGTGGCGATCTTGTAGTGATGAAGATGGGTGGTTACGTCTCTCGCGTAAATGAAGCAGGAAACTACACAAAGCCTACAATGAGAAAGCAGCTATTCAACAGAATTAAAGCTGGTACAAAAGGCGGCGATGCGGGAGAATGGTCAGCTAGAAAGGCACAGCTTCTAGCTACTGAGTACAAGAAGCGTGGTGGTGGATACAGGTAATGGCTAAACTCATGAGTTCGCAAGCAAGCTTGAAGGCTTGGACAAAGCAGAAGTGGCGAACAAAGTCTGGGAAACCTTCAAAGGAAACAGGTGAGCGATACCTTCCAGAAGCTGCAATCAAGTCCCTTACTCCACAAGAGTACGCAGCTACTACAAAGGCAAAGCGGAAGGGAACAAAGGCTGGAAAGCAGTTTGTAAAACAACCAAAGACTATTGCAGAAAAAGTAAAGGGTTTCAGGAAGATCTAAAATGGCACTTACAGATTCAGAAAAGAACAAACTTCAGAAGCTTGGACTAAGTGGTCTTAACAAGCCAAAGAATACTCCATCACATCCTACAAAGAAGGGTGTGGTAGCAGTACGTTCCCCATCTGGTGGTGTAAAGGTAATTCGATTTGGTGACCAGAAAATGGGTCACAACTATTCTCCAGAAGCTAGAAAGGCATTCAAGACAAGGCATGCGAGCAATATCGCAAAGGGTTCACAGAGTGCAGCCTATTGGGCAGACAAGGTTTACTGGGCAGGACCAACGGGATCAAAGAAGATGCCTCCAAAGTCCCAGAAGTATGTTAGAGGCATCAAAAGGTAATAACCAAAATGGCAATCTCAAGATCAAGTGTAAAGGAACAAATCATGAAGGCTCCAATGAAGAAGAAGACACCAATGATGGCAAAGGGTGGCAAGATGCCAAAGCTTGGCTCGGGCGAGCGTTTTGCAAAGCTTACGAAGAACATCGCTGCTCGTGGCAATGTATCAAATCCAGCAGCAGTAGCAGCCTCTATTGGTCGCAAGAAGTATGGCGCAGAAAAGATGGCAAAGATGGCTGCTGCCGGTCGCAAGAAGGGTTGATAGACATACTAGTGTAGAGAAAGGTTTAGACCTCTATGTCAACTAGCGGTACATATAACTTCAGCATGGATATCGATGAGGTAATCCAAGAAGCTATGGAAATGATTGGAGGGGAGCAGACATTGGGACATGATCCTAAGTCTGCTCGTCGTTCAATCAATCTACTGCTACAGGATTGGCAGAACAGAGGAATTCTTCTGTGGACCACGAATACTACGGTAGTAGATGTTTCGGCTAGCGTAACAGCTTATGCCCTTTCATCTGCTACTGTAGACACAATGGAAGTAGTGGTAAACCTAAGTTCTACGGACATCCAGCTTCAGCGTATTTCTATGGAAGAGTATCTCCAGATACCGAGAAAGAGCCAGACTGGAAGACCAACACAGTACGCTATCCGCAGAGGTAGGGCAAATCCAGAACTTTACCTATGGCCCATTCCAGATACAGAGGACTACTCACTTAAGATTGAGAAAGTCCGGTATATACAGGATGTAAATAAGTCTGCTGGTCAGATTGCGGATGTATCCCGTAGGTTTCTGCCGTGCCTTACTGCTGGTCTATCCTACTTCATGTCAATGAAGAGGGCTGGCATCGGTGGAGACAGGGTGCAGTTTATCAAGCAGGAGTACGAGGAGCGTCTAGCTAGGGCTATGGACGAGGATAGGGAGCGTTCAAGCATCAGAATTGTACCAAAGCTGAACTTGGTGTAAAATGGCATCTACCAAACGAGCTTTGGGGATTTGCGATACTTGTGGGTTCCAGTACCCATATCGCCAGCTAAAGCGCAATAGTTATGGGTTGATGGTATGTCCGGAGGACTATGAGGGTAGATACGACCTAAAGAACCATCCACAGAACAAGTCTCCAAACGTACGAGATGACGAGTACATCCGTAATCCAAGACCACCACTGAACAACGACAGAAACATTGTCTGGAACAACGCAAACGTAAATTGGGAAAACGAAACCCAATACTGGAATACGGTTTAAGGAGCGGATATGGCAACTCTTACTGGCAAGACCATTGCAGATACATACAAGGATCTGCTTCAGGTAAGCAACGCAAATAGCGGAATTGATGGCACTCTCCGTACTGTTCAAGATGGAGAGGGAACCAATTCTGCATTGCAACTAAGCAACAGTACTGTAAACATCAATGGGATTTTCCAACTAAATGGAAGCACTCTCACTGCAACAGCTTCGGCATTGAATGCTGTAACTGATCTGAGTGGAATAACTGGTCTTGTAGCAATGTCTGGTGGATCTCCTAATGGTAGATCCATCGCTGTTGGAACTGGACTTTCTGTTACCAATGCAAATGGTACTGCTGGAAATCCTACAATTCAGCTAGACTCTACTCCGGTTGTTTCTGGAAGTTATGGTCCGGTAGTAAAATTTGATGTAAATCAAAAGGGACAGATTGTAAGTGCCTCTACTCCTGTTTCTGTCTCGATTGCGACGGTACGGACATCAGAGCTTGTAGCTTCAATCCTACATGTTACTTCAGATGTCAGCGTAAATGGCAATGTTGTTGTAAGTGGAGGTCTTGAAGTTATCTCTGATGTAAGTGCAAATGTAGTTTATGCTACAAGCATTAACTCAGATGTAATTGATGCAAATGTAATTAACGTAAGCGTTCTTAACTACAGCCTAGTCAGTACAACTTCTTTTACTGTAAACAATCTAACTGTAGTTTCAAAAGTATCTGGAAACAACGCAACGTTCTCAGGAATTGTCAGTGCATCATCTTTTTATGGTGATGGTTCTAATCTAACAAATCTTCCTACTGCACCTGTTTCCGTTTCTGTATATACGGTAAATATACTAACAGTAGTTAGTGCTGCTACTGTAAATGGTATTGTAAGTGCTGTCAATTTTGTTGGGGATGGCGCTAATCTTACAAATGTAAGTGCAATTTTTGCTGCTAGTGCAACTAATGCAACTAACGCAGTATCAGCAGTATTTGCCACGTCTGCTACTAACGCAACTAATGCTGTAAGTGCTACATTTGCTACTTCAGCAACAAATGCTACAAATGCTGTAAACGCTACTTCTGCCGTATTTGCTAGTAGTGCGACAAATGCTACTAATGCTGTAAATGCTACAAGTGCTACGTTTGCTGCTTCAGCAACAAATGCTACAAATGCAGTTTCGGCTGCATTTGCTACTTCTGCCACAAATGCTACAAATGCAGTAAGTGCTACGTTTGCCGCTTCAGCTGCAAATGCTACAAATGCTATAAATGCTACTTCTGCCGTATTTGCTAGTAGTGCGACAAATGCCACTAATGCAGTCAATGCGACAAATGTAACTGGTAGTGGTATCGTAAGTGCAGCAAGTGCCGTGTTTACTGGTATTGTAAGTGCCAATGAAATTGATGCATCTATTGCAAACTTTAATGGTGCTGTTTCAGTAGGTAGTTCTCTTAACGTAGTTGGCACTATAAGCGGAACAAATGCGGTATTTACTGGATCTGTCAGTGTATCTAGCGCTATTGCTGTAGGTGCAGGAACTGTTGGAGCGCCCTCTCTCACGACGACCGGCGACCCTAACACCGGCATCTACTTCCCCGCCGCTAACACCCTCGCTGCCTCCACCGCAGGCTCCGAGCGCATGCGGATCGACAGCGCAGGCAACGTCGGCATCGGCACGACATCGCCAGCATATAAACTTGACGTAAACGGCGCTATCAGAATGCCAAATGCTACTGTTATTTTCATGAACGATAGCTCTGGAGTAGCCAAACAAACGCTTCAGCTTTTTTCTGATGACAACACATATATGAGCACTCCGGGTGCGTTAATTTTACGCACCAACGGCACTACCGAGCGCATGCGGATTGACAGCGCCGGCAGGGTTGGTGTCGCGACATCGACGCCCAGCACCAATGCCATCCTAACGGTCAATGGAAACATTGCTGTTGCCATTCCAACTCGTAATGCTGCGTCTGCCAATCAAATCGGCGTTTGGACTTCTGACGATCCTGTCGACAACGCCCGCGCGGCTATCTCATTCGCAACCGTCGCCGGGGGATCTTCGTCGAGCAGCTACATCGCGTTTGCCACGAACAACTACGGCGTCTCGGGCGGCGAGCGCATGCGGATCGACAGCAGCGGGAATGTCGGCATCGGGACGTCGTCGCCGAGCGTGAAGTTGCAAGTCAGCGGCGGCACGGCGGCTATCACGAACCCCACCACCGCTGTGCTTCTCAATCTGAATGACACCACGACGAACAACATCCAGCTTGGTACGTCGGGCGACGGATTCTATGTAGCAAACACCGCGAACAAAGCGATCTGGTTCGCGACGAACAACTCAGAGCGCATGCGGATCGACGCTAGCGGAAACGTCCGTATTGGCACCGCTGCGCTGGCGACCACGGCCACGGACGGCTTCCTCTACATCCCCACGTGCGCTGGCACCCCGACCGGAACGCCCACGGCAATCACGGGGCTTGCGCCGCTCGTCATCAATACCACTAACAACAAGCTCTATTTCTACAGCGGAGGCGCTTGGCGTGATGCCGGGCCGTGAGGAGTGACATGAAGTTCGACCTGACCATCCCCGAAACCAACCTTGTCCTTAGTGCCCTCGCCAATCTCCCGTATGGGCAAGTGGCGGACCTCATCGCCAAGCTTAGGCAGCAGGCGCAGGACCAGATGAAGGAGACCGACAATGGCTAACATCGTGTGGAACATCGCAGCTCTTGAGTGCGTCACGAAGGACGGCAAGGACAACGTTGTCAGCACCGTCCATTGGACCGTCAATGGCGAGGACGGCACCAACACGGCGTCGGTGTATGGCTCCATTGGCGTCCCCTACGAAGGTGGCCCGTTTACGCAGTATGACGTTCTCACCAAGGACATCGTGGTGGGCTGGGTCAAGGCGCAGATGGGTGCCGACGAGGTCGCTAAGCACGAGAGCAGCGTCGCCGCGCAGCTTGCCGATCTGGCCACTCCTGCCGTCACCAAGCCCGCTCTTCCGTGGTGAGCGTCATGAACGAATCGGCGAAGCAGGCCGTTGACGCACTTTCCCTAGGCACGGTTGTTGCAACAGTAGCGGGCTGGCTTCCCGCCGTGGCCGCCATCTTCACCATCGTGTGGACCGGCATTCGCATCTATGAAAGCAGGACGGTGCAGAACCTTGTGATACGCCTGCGCGGGAAGTCGGAATGAACGATGGAAGCTTTGGAGGGAAATGAAAGTGGCCGAGCTTCGCTCCCCTCAGCTTGTCGCCGTCAGCATGAAGGCGGGCGTCAACCGCGAACTCACCAAGTACGCGGGCGAGGGCGGCTGGTACGATTCTGACAAGATCAGGTTCCGCTTCGGCCAACCCGAGAAGATTGGCGGCTGGCAGAATATCAACGGCTCAAACGACCTTGTCCAAGTCCCTGGGGTATCGCGCTCACTCTTTGCCTGGGTGGATCTCGACGGTACCCCATATTTGGGGGTGGGCACCAACTCCCACCTAATGGTGTGGGAAGGCGGCGAATACTTCGACATCACCCCCGTCGATACTTCCGTCTCTGTCACCAACGCCATATCCACCTCGGCGGGCATCACTATCATCAACGTGAGGGTTACTTCCCACGGACACAACACCGGTGATTACTTCTACTTTAGTTCGGTGGCCACCACTGTGGGCGGCAACATCTACCCAGTGAGTGCTCCCCTTGGGGGCTACCCCATCACGGTACTAGATGCCAACAACTTCACCATCGACGTAAGTGTTACGGCAGCCGCCACTTCCGCAACCTCCGGTGGGGCGGCCACGGGTTTCTTCCTGCTGCCCCCTGGGTCGCAGTCCAATTCGGCTCTTTTTGGGTGGGGTTCAGGTCTTTGGGGCGGAGCCCAACCTTGGGGAACTCCGGCTTCCGTTGCTTTCTCCACTCCCATGCGTTACTGGAGCATGGATAATTGGGGCGAGGATCTCGTGGCATCTCCCCGCGCGGGGGGCATCTACTATTGGGATTCCTCGATGGGCACCGATACTCGGGCCTACCAGGTCACCGCCCCATCCCAAAATACCCAAATTCTGGTGAGCCCGGAAGATCGCCATCTCATTTCTTTCGGGTGCCCCGATGCCGTCACCTCGGTGGTGAACCCCCTCTATATTAGGTGGTGCTCCCAGGAGAACATCACCGATTGGACTGCCTCCGCCACCAACACGGCGGGCGACAAGGTCCTCTCGGGGGCCTCCAAGATCGTGGCAGCAAGGCGCACCCGGGGCCAAATCCTCATCTGGACCGACGAGAACCTCTACAGCATGCAGCAGGTGGGCCCGCCCTACACCTTCGGGTTCCAGCTCATCGGCACCAACTGCGGCACCCTTGGGCAAAATGCGGTGGCGGAGGTTGCGGGTCGCACCTTCTGGATGGCCGACGAGCGCTTCATGATGTATGATGGTGCCGCCGCCCGACCCCTGAAGTGCAACGTACTCCGGTATGTCTTCGAGGCGCTGGATCGCACCCAGCTCGACAAGATCGTGTGTGGTAGCAACACTTCTTACAACGAGGTCATCTGGTTCTACCCCACCGCTTCAGGGGAGGTGGACTCCTACGTCATCTACGACTACATGCAGGACGTGTGGAGCATCGGCACCATGGTGCGCACGGCGTGGATCGACCAGGGCATCAACACCTACCCCATTGCCGCCGGCTACGCTTCCAGCGCCACCAAGCTCTACTACCACGAGTATGGCAACGACGCTGACGGCGAGGCCCTCCCCTCCTACATCGAGAGCAATCTCTTCGATTTGGATGCGGGCCAAGAGTTGATGTACATGGATAGGATCATCCCCGACTTCTCCGATAGGAATGGGGATGAGATGCCGGGTAACGTCGAAATCACGCTGCACACCCTCAAGTACCCCAACACTCCGGCGTCGCAGGAGATCACGAAGGGGCCCTTCACCGTATCGGCGCAGACACAGAAGATCGACCTGCGTATACGGGGGCGCCACGCATATTATCGCATCGACGGGGATGGTGTCAACACCTCGTGGCGCTTGGGTGCCATGCGTTTTCGGGTGGCCCCCGACGGTGAGCGATGAAGCCCCTCCTCCCGCTTCCCCCTCT